AAGGAAGAGTGTTTAGACTTACCGGAAATGACCTACAGTAAGCGTGACGTGCCGCTCACGCCACAGCAGAAGAAGTACTATGAGGCGTTGCGTACTCAGAGGGTAGTCGATACCGCAGATGAGGAGATCACCGCTTCTAATGCAGCGATACTGATGAACAAGCTCCTGCAAATATCCTGTGGTGCCGCGTACTCAGATGACGGTAACACGGTGCAGTTCGACGTTAAGAACCGCTACACAGTGTTGAAAGAAGCGATAGACGAATCCAGCCATAAGGTGCTGGTGTTCCTACCGTTCAAGAATACGATAGCGTTGGTGCAGGAGATGCTGACCAAAGACGGTATAACCACAGAGGTTATATCTGGTGACGTACCCGCACATAAGCGTACAAAGATATTCGATAACTTCCAAAACACCCCCGACCCACGAGTGTTGCTTATCCAACCGCAAGCGGCGGCTCATGGTGTAACTCTTACAGCGGCGAACACTATTGTATGGTGGGGACCGACTTCATCACTTGAAACCTATGCACAAGCAAACGCACGTGTACACAGGAACGGGCAGAAGAACGCATGTAGTGTCATACAACTGCAAGGTAGCCCAGTAGAAAAGCACATTTACCGCTTACTTGATAACAGAATTGACGTACACACAAAAATGATCGAGTTATACAACGAAATAGTTGACTAACTCACACAATGCGGTCTATAGTGAACCTGTCACTAAGGAGGAGAGAACTTATGGCAACCAAAGATGAAGGTGTATCTGTCGATGCACTAACCCGCACCTACCTTAAGATTAAAGCTAAACGCTCTGAGATTAAGGCTGAGTTCGACCAGCAAGACGGTGAACTGAAAGAGAAGATGGACCGAATCAAACGCGCCCTTCTCGACTACTGCAAGGCAAACGAAGTAGAAAGCGTACGCACTGAGAGTGGTCTGTTCTACCGCACACTAAAAACCAAGTATTGGACTAGCGATTGGGAGTCTATGTACAAGTTCGTATTGGAGAACAATGCACCAGAGTTGTTTGCCAAGAGCTTGAACCAGACTAACGTGAAGCAGTTCATAGAGGAAAATCCAGACAAGATACCAGCGGGTCTAAACATAGACTCTGAGTATCAAGTGTCTGTGCGCAAGTCGTGAGGCAACCAAATATGACCGCAATATTAGAAGGGTTCGTCCCTATTGAGGAGCTTGCTAAACACTTTTCTGTGAGTATATCGACTGTACGTGCATGGGTACGCCAAGAGCTTATAGCCCGTGACTCATACATAAAAGTTGGTACTACCTACCGTTTCCTTATATCTCGCGCCCAAGAGTCTCTTATGGAGTCTCAAATGCGACTGTACGAGGCTGAGAAAGAAGCCGCTAGGAAACAGGCAGAAGAGGAAGTTCAGCCTGAACCACAACAGGACGAAGAGCTTGAACGCTTTGAACAACAACCATTGGAAGAAGGCGACGAAGAATTACAGATCGACCTATCTTTCGCAGACGATGATAACTACTAAGGAAATATACCAATGAGCGAAGTATCCCTATTCTCAAAAGAACTAATGGCTAGCGACCTGTTCAAAGAGCTTGCCTCCGTAAACGAAAAACTCTTAAGTGGCAGCGCCGAGTCTGTTACAACACGCCGTATCTCTATTAAGGGTGGTAAGTTCCGCCAGATGGTTAACGGTGAGCAGATTTCTGTGTCTAAGGATTCAGAGATGAACATCGTTATCGTAGACGCTGCGCCTATCTCACGTACGTACTACGCTGGCTCATACGATCCTAACAACGCTACACCACCTGCATGTTGGTCGTCAGATTCTCGTACTAAGAAACCAGATGACTCTGTGCCAGAAGATACGCGTCAGGCTAGTAGCTGTAACAACTGCCCACAGGATATTAAAGGTTCTGGTCAGGGTAACTCACGTGCATGTCGTTTCGGTCAGCGTATCGCTGTGGCAATCGAGGGTGACATGGATAACGTCTACCAGCTACAGCTACCTGCTACGTCTATATTTGGCGAAGCTGGCGACAAGATGCCTATGGGTGCGTACATCCGTAAGCTGGCGGCACATAAGACCCCTGCGGCGGCTATCGTTACTACTATGTACTTCGACGACGAAGCAGAAGTACCTAAGCTGTTCTTCAAACCAGCACGTCCGTTGACAGAAGATGAGCTTAAAGCTGTGCTAGAGCTACGCGCCAGTGAGGAGTGTAAGCGTGCAGTAGAGTACACTGTGGCACAAACTGACAAGCTAATTGCTAGTGATGCACCTAAGCAAGAAACTAAACAAGCTAAAGGGCTATTTGACAATCCTTCTGAATCAGTAGAAGCTGAGGTAATTGAAGAGCCTAAAGTTGTGAGTAAAAAACCTAAAGTCGATGTAGCAGAAGATGTATCTGACCTGATTGATGAATGGGACGCATAATAACTAACTACGAGGGGGGCTATACCAAGCCCCCTTTTTGTTACAAGGGAATCAGCAATGCAGACGTTAGAATTTCTAAAGGCCGTATTAGGGTCGAACGGGCGTTATTGCCTCTGGGCTAAGAAATTTATAGATAACGTAGCGGTACAAGGAAGTATCGAACAGAGCTACCACGAATCTATAGAAGACTTAGCAGAAGTCGCCAAGAAAAAGAGTGACCGAGGCTACGATACTTACTTTGCCGTGGGCTGTATTGGTGAAGCGAACAACCGTAAGGCTAATAACATTGTCAGCCTGAAGGCACTGTTCCTAGACATAGATGCAGGGCCAACCAAAGAGTACCCTACTCAGCGCGAAGCCTTCCAAGCACTACGTAAGTTCACAAAAGCTGTAGGTATGCCGAAGCCGTTCATAGTTAGTTCGGGTTACGGACTGCATGTGTACTGGTTGCTATCTAAATCGGTACCGCGAGAAGAATGGTTACAGGCTGCTGCGTTACTGAAAGAACAATGTAAAGCACACGGTCTACTGGTAGATCACCAGTGTACTATGGACGCCGCTCGTATCCTGCGAGTAGTCGGCACGTTTAACCAGAAGTGGACTACAGCTAACAAGCTGGTCGAGGTTCTTACACGCGAAGAGCCAGCTTACCATGACCTGCAAGACCTTAAGGGTATCTTGATGGGTGGCATGGAGACCATGCCTGTAATATCCGATACAGCTCGTCAGCTAATACCTAACAATCTTATAGATCACTACACCCGAAATGTGAGCTGCAAGTTTGAACGTATAGTCAAACACGAACAGCCTTGCGCTCAGGTTATAAACCGCCTGAGAACACGAGCTGATGCCAGTTACGATGAATGGACACAGATGCTCGCGCTGGCTAACAAGTGTGATGACCGTGAGAAAGCAATCGACATAATCTCTCGTGGGCACCCTGACTATGACTACGCCACAGCAGAAGCTAAGGCAGCTACATTCGATGGTCCGACCCTATGTTCATCGTTCGAGACGGTTACGCCGGGGTTCTGTGTAGGTTGTCCACACCAAGGCAAGATCAAATCTCCCATCATACTCGGCAAGGAGATAAACACAGTCGATGAACCTGTAGTTGTTAAGGTTGAGGGTGAGTACCTACAGAAAGATAAAGAGATAACCATACCCAAGTACCCACGCGGTTACACACGTGGTCAGAACGGTGGGGTATATCAGCGTATCCAAGACGAAGATGGGGGTGTTGACCTAAAGGTAATCTACCAACACGACCTGTACGTGCACAGTGTCTTGAAATCCGAGCGAGAGTACACAGCTATTATACGTGTGCACTTCCCACATGACGGTATGCGAGAGTTCATAGTAAAGCTAGAACAGCTAAGTAGTAGGGAAGAACTACGCAAGGTGCTATCACGTAACGGGATAGTACAGGTGGATATGCAGAAGATAATGGTGTACTTGATGGACTGGGTTAACGAGTTACAGGTAACTAATTCGGCTACAGAAGCTAACGAACAATTCGGCTGGTCAGATGATAAGAAGTCCTTCGTATGGGGTGACTGGATATACCGCCAAGGTGAACAGCCTGTACCTAACGTAGCTACAACTCCTACTGCTGGGTACATGGCGGAGATTAGACCGAAGGGTAAAGAGTCTGTTGTACGTAAGTGGATAAATCAGTTTAAAGGTGAGGGGCATGAGGTAGCGCAGTCGATACTGTTCTATACGTTGGCTGCACCGCTAATGGCGTTTACAGGTATTAACTCCTCATCTACTAACTTCTCTAGTGCTAAGTCTGGTATTGGTAAAACATCTATGACCTATGTGGGTCTGTCGCTATGGGGTCGCCCAAAGGGTATAAGCCTCACAGCCGATGACTCCCATAACTCACGTGCCTATGCGGCACAGGTATTACGTAACGCGCCGATCCTCGTGGATGAGATGACTAACCAGCCTCCTAAGAAGCTGTCAGAGATTATCTACGCTATGTCTAACGGTCAGCAACGTAACCGTATGAAGAGTAGTTCTAATGAGCTGCGGCACCGAGGCAAAGAGTGGTTTACCACATTTGTGTACACCGCTAACGATAGCCTTGTAGATGTACTGCATACCTACCGTGCTGAAGCTGATGCAGAATCTCAGCGTATGTGTGAGATATTCGTACGTCCAGAGGATTCGGGATTAGACCAAGAGACCGCACGTAGCCTTATGGCTGACCTAGATGAGAACTACGGACACCTTATACCTGACTACCTACAGTACCTAGTAGATCATTCAAACGAACTAGCAGATCAGGTAGACCGTTACCGTAGTGAGCTTGAACGTCTAGCAGGGTTGACTGGACCTAACCGTTTCTGGTCTGCTGGTTGGGGTTCTGCATTATTAGCAGGGGTTATTTCTAAGAAGCTAGGTATACATGACTACGACCTAAACCGTGTGCGTACGTATATAGTAGACAAGCTTAAGCTCGCTAAGGCTCGCCTTGAGAAGAACAAAGAGACGCAGGATGCGGCAAGCGTACTGGGTAGATTCTGGAACGACAACATATCAAACATTGTTGTGGTTGAAAGCTCAGCCGATAAACGCGGACAGAATGGACACTTGGACGTACATACTCTTCCACTCGTATCGCCTAGAGGGAAGTTGGTTGCTAGGTACGAGCCAGACACAAACTTTGTATTCATATCTACTGGAGCACTACGTAAGTGGTGTGCAGAGGAAGGGAACAAGCTCAGCTTCACCGACCTAAAGAGCAAGATAGAGACAGAGTTGAACGGTAAGTATATGGCTAAGTGCTCGCTAGGTAAGGGTACTAACTACGCCGTATCACAGGTGTCTGTGTTTAAGATTGATGCAGTAGCAGCGGGGCTAGGTCGTGAGAGTGAAGAGGATCGGGCAGATAGCGCCTGATGGTGTACCTTTCGATATACCGCTAGACGAAGCCGAGCAGGGTCAATCTTTCTTTGTACCCTGCATAAACAACACCCGCGCACAGCTAGAGATACATACTGAAGCAGCGGCGCGGGGTATTAAGGTCGCTATCCGAACACGTAGGGAACGCGACCTCATGGGTGTACGGGTCTGGATTATCAGAACAAGTCGTAGACCGTAATATCTCCACCGTACTCACGATCACTCTTAAGAATCTCAGACACCATCCTAGGGTTAACCGTTACACCGCCGCGCATGGTAGCAGAAGTCTTGTAGTGAGAGGCTATAGACTTCTTCATACTGTCTGCTGATATGGCGTTGTATGGATGCTTACGGTTGTACTCCCTGATCTCCTCCATGATCTTACGAGCTGTGTACGTGTCGCCCATACGTAGTGCTATGAAGTACTGCTTACGTAGTCGGCTACTCTGCTGAGATATGTTCTTCTGTACACGTGCGTTGCGTGTATTGATCGCGCTCTGTAGCTGGTAACGGCTAGGTGCGAAACCTAGTATCTGACCGATAATCTCACTAGGTTCAAAGTCTGCAACGATGGGGTCTCTACGTGCAGTTAACGCACCTTCGTCTGCATAACGCACACCTTTGATTACGTTACGGATAGCCGCAGGTAACATCTGCTCAACGCCACGCTGTACCTGACCTATATCTCCAGATGTAATCTTGTCGATACCACGCTCCATACCCATCGCTATACTAAGTGCTGGACCGCCGATCTGTTCTACGATTACTTGAATCTTAGATTTCTCTGCATCCATGTAAGGGTCACGGAACACTAGGTCAGACAGACCCATACGTGAACCCATATCGGCACCAGTCAGCGCATTACCGAGACCGTTGAACGCAAGCTCATTGGTAGCTTTACGTATCATAGTATCCCAGTCGTCATCGTCATCTTCCATCCAGAAGAGGTCATGCAGCATACCGATCAAACCGAAGAACGGTAGACCCTGCATACCCGCAATGATGCCTGAGCCAGCCATTACCATACCGAACTGTCTACGTGCCATCCAAGCGTCTTTACCGTTCCAGCTAGATACGGAGTTCTTCATCATCATACCTAGCAGGTAGTACATGGAGATACCGTACTTCTTGAAGAGGAATGCTATGCGACCTGCACCAGTCTGCGCCCAAGCTGGAGCAGCGGCTGCTTGCGCCGATCCGTTGGTAAGCTCAACCATGTCGATAGCTTTCTCAGCAGCTTGACGTAGTTCTTCTGGCGTTACTTCACGGTTAGCTCTCTTAGCCTCTTCACGTAACCTCTGTGTTTCTAGCTGGAATCCCATAGCTAGTCCCACGTGACGGTTCAGACGCTCGGCTTGGTGGAACATCAAGCTAGATATGTAGTTGACCTTAGCCATCTTGCTACCAAAAGAGGTGTCGTCAAAAACCTCTTGCATGGAAGTACGGTTTAGCTGGCCTTGAGCCATAGCTACTTCGACTAGTACCTTCATATCCTTAGCTAGCTGAGCGCCTTCGGCGTTGCCATTACGCGACATCTTAGCCGCCATAGCATCCCAATCGTGGTTATCTAGACCCCAAGCACCCTTAGCTTTACGAGTTACAGGTTTACCGTCTGGGCCGTATGTTGTGACTGTACGGTCTGTACCACTGCTAGCGAACAGCTTCATAGCCGTACCCATAGCTTTAGTAGTATTTGTGATGCCGTACTCACCTGACATATACGGAGCCATAACCATAGGTAGCTGCGACAAGTTGATAAACGCCGCCGACATATTTGCACCGAGGGTCATATGGAAAGCGACCATAGTGGTGTTCTTAGACCAGTCAGGAATAGTACCCGAACGTGCGAATGCCGCTGCGTTTATAAGTCGGTCTACGTACTGCAATGCCGCTGGGTCGTTCTTAACATCGTCCTTACCGTTAGAACCTGTAAGGTCACGTAGGCGGTTCTCTACAGCCATCAGCTTAGAACCGTACTCCATATGCACGAGTTGGCGCGCTAGGCTGTTAGCTCTACGGTTAAACACATCGAACGCATCGAAGTTGAAGCCCGCTGTACCTTTACGTCGAACAAACGATTTAAGGAACGACTGCTCTGGTAGCGAGGTTAAGAACAGCTTGCTAACTTCCTGCTTAACTGAATCCTTAACCTTGTTGTTATCCAGAATCTTCTTAAGCTCCTGCATGAACGCCGATGGTGGCACACGCTTAAAGTCTTTTATCTGTGACTTCAGGAACCTGTCGAATGAGTTAATGTCTATCTCACCGTTGTGTTCTTCTTTTAGCTGCTTAATAGCAGCCTCACGTTCAGCGTCAGAGTTAAACGCCTCTACGTATTCGTTCCTACCGTCCTTAGATTTGAAGCTAACCCAGAACTCACCGCTACGTTCTAGTGGGAAGTACGGCTCAATATAATCAAGTTCGGCAAACACTTTGTTCAACGAATCAGCCAGTTTGGTATCTACCTCACCTTTGTCGTTGGTTGCCAGCATGTCTACGTGACCGCGCATCTGCTTCTGGATAGCAGTGAAGAACCCTTTGTAGGTATCTCGCATGGTAGTGTAAATCTCAGCACCACCGTTACGTTTCATCTCCTGCCAAACACCCTGCATGGCACGCCACGTATCCATCTTCTCTCTGTCTACTGCGTATACGTCCTGCCCTTTATCGTTGCGTCCAACCTTGAAGCGGTACTTAGCTTCAGCCTGTGCACGAGTTAGTGAAGGGTCAATCTGTGCGGTAGTTGATTCGGCTACTAGAACTTTGAACGCGTACAGGGTGTCAGGGTTCTGTTTGCTCATCCAGTTGCCAACCTTCTTCATGGTGGCTTCTAAACCGTCGCCTACTGTACTCAACGCACCACTCTGGGCACGTACAAGTCTGTTAAGCTCTTTAGCTACAGGATGGAGTGACTTCCACTTTTTAGTCATATCCGCCAGTACGTTGAGCGGCTGTATACCTAGCAGTACCTTGCGCATAGCAGGTGCAGCTTTCTCGATGATAGCGCGGGCTTTCGCCACACGCCCCGGAGTTACATCTGGGTACACACGTCCACTGATCTGCTTAGCCGACTGCCTAGCTATATCGGCAATGGAAGCCATGCTGCTAGGTGCGCTGGTAACAGAGCGGATACTGTAGTTAGTGGCAGGTGCCATGATCGCTTCGATAAGCTGATCTAGCTTAACCTTGGATGGGTCTAGCAGGTTCTTAGTCGGTATACCCATAGCCCTGCGGTATATATTAGCTACCGCATTAGCTATCTTGTGCCATACAGTAAGCTTATTATCCGCGAGGATATTACTTAGCTTGCGTTGGAACTCAGGGTTAGCAAACGCCTCGGCAATGAACTCGTAGAACTGATCTTTATCCTGCTGTGCCTTAGTACGTTTAGGGTCTGGGGCAGCATCTACACCGTACTCACCAGCCAGTATCGGATCGTCCTTAACCTGCTTGTAGAGTTTCCATAGCAACTTAGCTGATGGAGATTCCAGCGAGGCTACTTCAGCAAATGTCACTGCATGGGTTACTTCATGCAGGAGAGTAAGAGCGTTGGTGCTGTCGGCACTGATAATTACAGTGTTAGCAAAGTCACCTTTGAACTCTGGCTCGTTACGTACAACGTACAGACCAGCAATAGGGCGACCACGGTAATCTTTACCACGCCCCGGTATCAGGCTGGCTATGTTGTCAGTTATTACCACTTTAGTATCGCTGGCGTACATCTTCTCAGCGAGTACTGTGGCAGCACGAGATACGAACGGGTTAGTAGTTGTATTGGCGAGTGTGTTCAGGGCAAGTGCCAAGTTGCCATTATGGAGTTGTTTAACTACGTCAGGGTGCAGTGCTCTATTCAACGAACCATACACGTTGTCACGAGCTGCGCTGGCATAGTACGAAGACTCACCACTATCAATATCTGCAAGGAACTCTCTAACAGCACGGTCATCAGTGAAGTCTAATGTATCAGCGCGGGTATCGCGTAGCGCCTCAGTCTTCTGTGCCTGCGTAGGATCAAACTCTAGTGTACCCAGTACATCACCGCGAGTTGAGCGGGATAGTTCCAGACTCTGAGCAAGTTTAGTTTTAGCGTTCTCGGTTCTAACCTGCTTAGCCAGAGCCGCAGTCTCTGCATCGCGTCTTTCAGATTCTTCAAAGCTCTTCTCTGCAAACGCTGTACCTCTACGCTCGATTCGGCGGGTATCACCTATAACCATATCAATCGTTTCTAAGGCAGAAGGAGACAGGTTATTTTGTGCCCATAGGTACGCATCCTTAGCGGCTGCTGGTACAGAGTTACCGGACATTGCATAGCCTAGCAGGATAAGTGAGTCGATAGGGCGGCGCTTAAGTGTGAGGAACATACGAGCATTGTCGTACACAGTCTCGGCAGACTTATTACTACCTTTAAATTTAATGCCACGTTCTGGACGCTTCTTACCTTCGCGTAGGTTAACAATACGTTCCAAGTCGTCAACGCGTAGTGGATCACCCTCAGACAGATGGGTGTATTCCTCATCCATATATGGGTCGGCTGCAATAGCTGCACGCATACGTTCGCTGCGCTGTTTAGCAGGTAGTTTCTCCTGCTCTAAGCGTTGCTTCTTATACTTAGCCCATACTTCTTCGTTGCGTTTGTTAACAGCTTCGACCTGCTGTTCACCTACAGTACCCATAGTCTCTTTACGTAACTTAGCTTCGTCACGTAGTACTTTGGCTACGGATATTTTCTTCTGAACACCACCCTTACCTTCGTTTAAGTCACCACCTGCAATTTCTCGTTTACGTTCAACGATACTCTTCTCAGTAGCGTCTAGGGATGCCTTAGTTCTAGGTGGCTGGCGTGGGGCTAGTGTTCGATTACGCCTTGGCGTTCTTCTTCCAAGTCCACTAGGTACTCCATCACTTGGTCCCAGTCCTCCTCCGTTAGATTCGCTAGGCTGGGCGGTATCATCAAGGTTAACTCCTCCACTTCCGCCCACAGTATCTGACTGCATATCACTAGGGCTTGTTCCAAGTCCCTCGTCTTCAGGTGTCGCAACTGGTGTTTCATCCACTAACCCTCTAGCTTGATTAAACTGTCCTGTAACAGCTAACCGTTCCTCTGCCGTGAGTAGTGGTTGCCCGCTATTACGTAGCTTACGTTGCAGTGAACCTACAAACCCTTTAGCTGTAGCAGCCTTGCTGTCTGCAAGTGCGGTGTCGATTATAGATTTACGTGGATTTGTAGGCTGTTCTTCTACGGGTGGAGAAGTAGGTGCTTCTTGTGTAGGTTCTACAGGTGCTTCTTGTGTAGGTTCTACAGGTGCTTCTTGTGTAGGTTCTACGACTGGTGCAGTAGGT